ACCCCCACACCCACTCCTACCCCCACACCCACTCCTACCCCCACTCCCACACCTACGCCTACACCTACCCCCACACCCTCTCCTACCCCCTCACCTTCACCCTCACCATCTCCATCTCCAGGTGGTGGCGGCGGCGGAGGCGGTTACGGTTACTAACTAAATAGAAAATAGAAAGAATTTATTTTTGATTTATATTCATGTCAAGATCAAATCAAAACTGGGAAGCTAGAGATATTTGGGCAATGCCTACTTTTAGGATTGATACTTCCACGCCACAAATGGGGGCAAATGGGTCTTTGGCATATGCGATGTATAGTTTCAATTCTAGTAATGATGTAAATCTTACTGGTCTTACCGAAGGGGGGTCATACAGAATTTACAACGATAGATTTATCGAAATTGTAGCAGGAAATAAAACATCTGAAAAAGGTGTTGACATTGTTATTACTTCGATGGCTGGAGATGTTACAATTACTGCACTACGTAATGGATCTATTAGAATCAAAGGAAAAAATATAACAATTGAAGCTGATGAGGATGTAGATATAAAAGCAGGAAGAAATATCAGCATGAAAGGTGGTGCTGGAAGAATATTGTTAGACTCTAATATTGTTGATGCTAAGGGATTGTCTGGAAATGTTATATCAAAAGTGGAGGGTGGAACTTTTGGTACGAAAGTATTTGATGGAACTTATGTTGCTAAAGATGTTCTTGAAAAAGCAATGGCTGCGTTACCAAATATTCCAGTAACTGGTAATAACGTTGATGCGACTACAACAAGTAAACCTTGTATTCCATCTTCTGGAATTTCGACTACTGGAATTTCGACTAGTCGTTCCACTGCTAGTGCCACTGCTAGTACCACTGCTAGTACCACTGCAGGTCTTGATGCTGAATTGAGTCGTCCAATTACAAATGAGGAACGAGCTCAAGTAAGGAGTAATACTGTTCCTGGTGTCACTATCCTATAGGTAAAATCACATGCCAGCACCAGAAAATAGATTTATAGTTGGCGAAGAGGCGTGGTTTTATCAGAATGCTAAGTTTTTCCAACAAATAGAGGCAGAACTTTTCAAAGGTGACATACAATCACCAGAGAATTCTACATTTAATAATGTAAGAATTAATGGTGGAATTTATGATTCTGCAAATTTTTCTGGTAATATTGGTGATCTTGTTTTATCTGACGGTAATGGGGGTTGGTTTTGGGGTAATGTTGGATATGGAACAGAACTTCAGGCTGCGAAGTTTAGAAAAACTTCTCTCACTGAAGATATCAATGTAACTTATGCGAATAGAGTTCCTATTCGATTTGATTCTGAAGTCTATAAAACTGACTTTTTTACGCATTCTAATACAACTATACCCCAAAGAATAACTATCAATAATAATGGTATTTACATTATCAATATCAATATTGGTATTGATAACACTGGTGCGGCAGAGGTAAATCCAATATGCTCTATTTTCCTAAATGGAGTTGAAGTTACACAAACAAGAACCACTACCTACAGTGGTGGAACAGCAGCAGGAAATGGTAAAAACTTACAGATTGCAACACAAGCATTAATAAATGCTGGAGACTATATTGAAGTTTATGCCTGGATGGACCAGGCAGATCAAGCAACACCAGTCAACACAATTGTCAATGCTACTGAGTTTTCAATTCTCAAAGCTGCTACTAGAGGACCTCAGGGTGTTCAAGGATTGCAAGGAGTTCAAGCAACTCAAGGTCTTCAAGGTAATCAAGGTCTTCAAGGTGCTCAAGCAACACAAGGTGGTCAGGGTCTTGCTAACCAGGGTATTCAAGGTCTTCAAGGTCTTCAAGGTCTTCAAGGAACTCAGGGTGTTCAAGGAACTCAAGGTGTCCAGGGACCTCTCAGTAACTTTCAAGGAACACAAGCAACCCAGGGGAATCAAGGTCTTCAGGGTCTTCAGGGGACATCAGTTCAGGGTACACAAGGTTTACAAGGTACACAAGGTCTTCAAGGTGGACAAGGAACTCAGGGTCTTGCTAATCAAGGTGTTCAAGGAACGCAAGGTCTTCAAGGTCTTCAAGGAGATCAGGGTGTTCAAGGAACTCAGGGACTTTCTAATCAAGGTGTTCAGGGAACACAAGCAACTCAAGGAACTCAAGGTCTACAGGGATCCCAAGGTCTTCAAGGATCTCAAGGTGTTCAAGGTCAACAAGGAACTCAAGGTGATCAAGGTGTTCAAGGCACCATTGGAGATCAAGGAACACAAGGTCTTCAAGGTAATCAAGGAACTCAAGGTCTTCAAGGTCTTCAAGGCAATCAAGGAACTCAAGGAACCCAAGGAACTCAAGGTCTTCAAGGAGATCAGGGTATTCAAGGAACACAAGCAACCCAGGGGATGCAGGGCAATCAGGGTGTTCAAAGCCCACAAGGAACACAGGGTCTTGTAGGACCTATTGCTGGTGATCCAAATCAGGTAATATATAAAAACCCACAAAATATACCATCTGGTTCAGAAAACTTCAAGTTTTATGATTATGAATCATTGGTCACAGTTGGCGAACAAAGTGGTGCTGGTATTGTTAGTGCCACTACTTTTAAGGGTGAGGGCTCGCAACTAACTGGAATTGTTACAAGTGTTATTCCTGGAATTGGAATTGATATTGAGTCTACACAAGCAAATGGAAAAGGAATTGTAGAAATTACTTCCTACAAACCAGTAGGAAGAACAATCTATGTTTCATTAAACGGTAATGATGATAATACTGGGTTGGCAGAAAATCATCCGAAAAGAACAATTAAATCTGCGGCATCGGTAGCTTTATTTGGTGATACAATCAAACCATTTCCAGGAACTTATGTTGAAGAGAATCCAATTGTTCTGGCAAAAACAGTTTCTGTTGAAGGGACAGAACTTAGAAACGTGGTGATTACTCCAAAATATCCAGAGAGAGATTTATTTTATGTTAATAGCGGTTGTCACGTTACAGATGTTAGTTTTAGAGGACAACCTTCAACAAATGGGGCTGCTATCGTTGCCTTACAACCACTATTAGGACCATCATCAGATAGATATTTTGATGCTGCAAGATTGCTTCGTTTCAATCTTGATTATATTGCAAGAGAATCTGTTGGATTCTTAACCAGTGGATTTAGTGGATTTGCAGGAAGTCATCGTGAACAAGATGCAGCAAGACTTCTTGATTTGAATACTGGATTTATTGCAGCAGAAGCAGTTGGATTCTTGACATCTCCATCAGGATATAATTTTAATTTGAATAGTAATGATTATACAAACTGTAAAGAAGACGTTGTAAGTATTATAGATGCTGTCGCTAAAGATTTGAAAGCAAACAGTAATAGAAATTCAATAGGTGCTGGATTTTCTTACTATAATAATTCTGGTGGATTGATTCACATTACTGGGATTGCAACCCAACAGGCTACAATTGCTGCGTTTGATTATGCTATAGGAATTGCAACTCATGTTATTAATAACTTGACCCCACCAATTTCATACCAGTCTGGTGTTGGGAGCATAACTCAATTCAAAGATCTATCAGTTATTCAAGTTGCGGGTGGTTGTGTTGGTGTTGGAACTACAATCAGACAACTTGTTGGAATTATAACAAGTATGATTGGTATTGGAACAACTGCGGCTCCTGCAATTCGTTATGGTGTTAATCTAGATTCTATTGATTGTGCCGATGATATCAAAGACATTTATAAAGCAGTTTCTTTTGATATTACAAGAGGTGGTAATGCAAAATGTGTTGGGGCTGCAAAGTCATATTTTAATGATGACTTCAATTTCATTCCTAACACACTCAAAAATCCCGAAGAAGTTAAGCAGACAGTTGCTACCCTTGACTATTCATTTAATATTGCAAGAGCGGTTGTAAACAACTGCACATGGGGTGGATACCCAGTAGGTCTTGGAACAACGGTTGTTAATGCAGTGTATGATGCAAGCACAGGGATAACCACAATTACTGCGAATAATCATGGACTTGTCAAAAATGATGCGGCAAGAATTACTGGGCTGCTCTATGAGTGTGATAATGGTTCCCCAGGATTTGCAATTACAGTTTCTACCGCAACATATGATAAGACAACTGGTATATCAACAATTACATTGTCTTCTTCTCTAGATATCGTATCTGGAGAAAGAGTAAGACTAAATGATCTAGTTTTTATATGCGATAGTGGTGGTGGACCATCAACAGCATCTTATCCTAGTGGTAACCTTGGATATGATTTTACAGTTCTTGATGTAATAGAACCACCACCATCACGTCTAAGAAGGTCATCAACTAAATTTACGGTCAATGTTGGTGTTTCAACTCTTGATCACACCTATGTTTCTGGAGGAACTGCTAGGAGACTTTATACTCCAGTATTTGGAATTTCTACCGCTTTTTATGATAAACTCACTGGTATCACAACAATTACCACTGTCGGGTTGGGGACAACTGTTGGACCACATCTTTTCATTGAACCTAATAAAAAGGTAAAATTAGAAAATCTAGTATTCATTTGTGATAGTGGTGGTGGACCTGCAACAGCATATTATCCTAGTGGAAATCTTGGATATGAGTTTAATGTTATCTCAACAAATAATGATCGTTACGTCGATGCCTCTAATCTTATAGAGTCAAATAAAAATGAAATCATTGATAAATCTTTAGCCGCAATAGCATTATCTTTCCCAGACTTTTATTATCCAAATGATTTACAAACCACTAGATTTTCTAGATTCAAAGACTCATATCGCCTCATTCAATTAAATAAACAAGAAATAGTCGGAACTGCTTGGACTAATACTTATAATGTTTATCCAGGAATATCCACAACAATGGATAAGTGCAAACGAGATCTTGCATATTTTGTTGATGCAGTTTCAACGGATGTCTTTAGTGGAGGAAATACTTACACAATTCAATTTACTAAAACATATTTCAATTCATCTGGCGCTCCTATTTCTAATGGATTAGTTGGAGAAATAACAGAATCTGTTTATGCATTCAATCAGGCAAGAAACCTGATGAAACTTGCAATTACTAATAATCTAACTATCACTGATCTTACAATTACTGCTGATCCTGGAACTGGCATTAATACCAGCACAGCATCTTGTGCGGATGTTCAACAGGCAATTAATACTTTAGTTTCTATTGCAACCACTGCATTTACCAATGGTTCATTAACTAATGTCAATAAAATTCGTGTGAATAATGGGGTATTTCCTGCAGGAGAAAATAAGTGTCGTAGAGATTTAGGATTTATTGTTGATGCACTTATTAAGGATGTAAGATATGGGACTAATAAGCATATTCGTGAAGCCACGAGATCTTACTTCACCGCCGCTGGTGTCCCAATTTCGGATGGATTGGTTGGAGAAACCGCACAGTCAATTGTCGGGTTCCATTCTGTGAGAGATTATGCAAAACTTGCAATTAATAATCAACTCAATAATAGAGACTTAACAATTACGGCTGATCCAAATCCAGGAATCGGAACCACTTCAAATACAAATCCATATTCTTGTGCCGATGTTCAGTCAAATATCGATAATCTTGTCGGTATCCTTACATCAACTATTGGGATAGGAACTATAGGTCCATCTTTCCCAGATCTTTATGTTTCTAATAAAGTTAAGGTCAATGTTGGAGTTTCAACTTTAGATCACATTTATGTGACTGGTGGAACCCTCACCGCAAATTATACAACAAAAATCTTCCCAGATGGAACTTTTAATTACATTTTCCCTGTTAAATCTGTTGTAGGTCCAAACACATTTACTTTTGTTGCAGGTAAAACAGTTCTCCCTCATACTTATGTTTCGGGGGGAACAGTTGAAAAATATAGAAACTTCCAACCAACATTCACTCAAGTAAAAGACATGTCAATTCAGATTGACGGTCAAACAGGATATAATGATGCTCTCAATTCATGTAAAAATGTTATTTCTGCAATTCGTTCTTGTGTTGGAGTTGTAACAAGTATTGTTGGACTTGGATCAACAGCACTAAAATCTGGTTCTGTCGTTGTCCCTGCTTTTGGTGGTAATTCTGGATATGGATTCACAGATATTGTTGGTATAACTAGTGCGATTTATGAGGGGGAAACTGGAAAGACAACAATCACAGCACCTGGACTGATTGTTAGGGAAGGCGATCCAATTGAACTTAGGGATTTGATATTCTCTTGTACTTCTGGAACAGGGATTGGAACGACAACTCAAAAATTCCCATCTGGTAAATTTGGATACGAATTTTATGTTGATGAAATTAATTCAGATAATACTTTTGAAATTTATGTTGGTGTATCAACATTAATACATACTTATATCTCTGGTGGAACAATAATCAATCGTGCAATACCTGTCTCTTTCGCAACGTATGATCACATAACTGGCGTCACAACCATTACAGCACCAGGAGCGTTTGTTGATATTGGTGATGTTGTATCTGTTAGAGATCTAGAATTTATTTGCACTAGTGGAGCTGCTACAACAACAATCTATCCTACATCTAATACTGGATATAATTTTGCGGTAGAGGAAGTCATAGGATATGGGTCAACTTTTGTTATCAATACAGGAATTAACACCATCCCTCATTATTACTTGACTGGTGGCGTTGTTGTTCCTCCTTACTCAAGAGGAACTGGGCCAATTGATCAGGGACCATATATCAGAAATGCTACCAATTTTATTGCCAATAGTATTGGGCTAAAAGTTGATGGTTTCAACGCTGAACCTGGAGATAAAGATGATATTGGCGTGACTGGAACAATGTCTGTAGACTCTTATACACAATTTAATCAAGGTGGTATTGGAGTATCAGTTACAAACGGAGCATATGCTCAATTAGTTTCTATTTTTACAATCTGTGACGATATTGGAATCTTTACTAAATCTGGAGGACAATGTGATATTACCAACTCAAACTGCTCATTTGGCAACTTTGGTCTTGTCTCTGATGGTGTTGGTGATGCGACTTCAAAATCAATTTATCGTTATACCGCTCAATCCGTAGGAGAAGCGCAAATTGAAACTGATGAAATAGTTGTTTCTGGTGTTGGCACTTATAGACCTTACGATGGACAGGCAATTTATTTTGGTGATCTTTATAATACAGTATCTCGTATCGAGGTAACAAATGGTGGAAGTGGATATCTTTTCCCACCAGATGTAATAATCAGCGCCCCAACTGGTCCAAATGGAATTACTGCGGAGGGAAGTGCAAACATTGATGCGACAGGAACAGTAATATCGGTTGATGTAATTAGTTCTGGATCTCAATATTCAACACCACCAACAGTTACATTTTCTCCAATTGGTGGAGTTGGTAGCGGTGCTGCTGCAATATCATTTTTAGAACCAATTTATTTTAATATTCAAAGTGCAACACTTCCTGTTGCAGGAATCTCAACCATCACTCTATTATCAAATCTAAATAGTACGATAGGTGCTGGTACAACAATTTATTTCTCAAGATTGAGTTTGCAAATTGCAACTTCAATCTCACTAGAATGGGTTGGATCTGGAACAAATATTAATACAGCAAAACCATCTCTGGGTGGAGTTACAATTCAACCAAATGAAGTTGATAAAATTAGAGGTGGACAAGTTGTATATACCAGTACAAACCAAGCAGGTAACTTCCAAATTGGAGATAATGTAGTTATTAACCAACTTACAGGAACAATTTCAGGTAGAGCCTTTAGTCAAAGTCTGTTAAATACAGTAACTCCTCTCATTATTGCGTTAGGTAAGTAAAAATGGCAGTAATTGCACTTAATAAATTTCGAACGATAAGAGTTGGTATAACGACTAATTTAGTTGGAATTTATACTTGCCCAACTGGAGTAGCAACAATTGTGATTCTCTCCCAGGTAACTAATGTCGCTGCTGCAGGAAGTGTTTTTTCAGTTACTGCGATTCACTCTAGACCTTCAGAGATTCCGTCCGATTATAAATTTGCAAATGCAATTCCAATTCCTTCAAATGATAGTTTGAATTTGATTACTGATGGAAGACTCGCTCTTGAAACTAATGATGTTATCAAAATTCAAGGTAATGCGAATGATGTCTTGCAACTTGTTTTGAGTGTACTTGAAACCGCGAAGCAGTAGCATAAATGGCAAGATATACCTCAGGAAGATATAGAAGATTTTCTCAGTCTGGTATTACCTCTGACAGATATGAATTTCTGGGTGTAGAGCAAGCTGAGCCAGATTTGGGGGATCCTCTTGTAGGTGTATCTTCTATTGGGGTAAAACCAGTTCCTAATGGCACATTTTATGATCAATATGTTCTAATTGCAGTTGGTACTGAGGTTGGTTCTCGTTATTGGATAAAGTCTGAAAATTTATTCAGTCAGGGTATCCAAGGTATACAGGGTACGCAAGGTAATCAAGGTATTCAAGGCACTCAGGGTCTACAGGGTCAGGCGATACAAGGTGTACAAGGAAATCAAAGCACCCAAGGACTACAGGGTATTCAGGGTGAAACTTTTCAGGGAACACAAGGAACTCAGGGAATCCAAGGCACTCAAGGGACCCAAGGTCTTCAAGGTCTCCAAGGTCTACAGGGTCTGAGTAATCAGGGCGTTCAGGGTACTCAAGGACTTCAAGGAGATGTTGGTATTCAGGGTGCCCAAGGTGTCCAAGGTCTTAGTAATCAAGGTGTACAAGGAACTCAAGGTCTTCAAGGTGATCAGGGTATACAGGGTACGCAAGGTGTCGGTTCTCAGGGTTCTCAGGGTGTTCAAGGTCTAAGTAATCAGGGTGTTCAAGGTGCTCAGGGAACTCAAGGTGTTCAAGGTGAACTTGGATATCAGGGTACACAGGGTAATCAAGGTATTCAAGGCACTCAAGGATTACAAGGTATTCAAGGTGAACTTGGATATCAGGGTACACAGGGTAATCAAGGTATTCAAGGCACTCAAGGATTACAAGGTATTCAAGGTGAACTTGGATATCAGGGTACACAGGGTAATCAAGGTATTCAAGGCACTCAAGGATTACAAGGTATTCAAGGTGAACTTGGATATCAAGGAACTCAAGGTCTTCAAGGTCTACAGGGATTCCAGGGCACCCAAGGTTTACAAGGTATTCAAGGTTCTGGTGTTCAAGGTGTTCAAGGAACTCAAGGACTACAGGGATTCCAGGGCACCCAGGGTCTGCAAGGTGTCCAGGGGATGCAGGGGAATCAGGGTCTTCAAGGATTCCAAGGGACTCAGGGGTTACAAGGTCTTCAAGGACTTCAAGGATTAAGCAATCAAGGTGTCCAGGGTACTCAAGGATTACAGGGCACTCAAGGATTACAGGGTCTACAAGGTCTCTCTAATCAAGGTGTACAAGGTACGCAAGGAACTCAAGGTCTTCAAGGATCTCAAGGAACGGGTGTTCAGGGAACACAAGGAACTCAAGGTCTACAGGGATTCCAAGGCACCCAAGGTTTACAAGGCATTCAAGGAGATATTGGTAATCAAGGTGTTCAGGGAACACAAGGAACTCAAGGTCTGCAAGGTATTCAAGGTGCTGGAATACAAGGCAATCAAGGAACTCAAGGTCTACAAGGTCTACAAGGAACTCAAGGTCTGCAAGGTATTCAAGGTGCTGGAATACAAGGGTCCCAAGGAACCCAAGGATCCCAAGGAACTCAAGGTCTTCAGGGCATTCAGGGACAACTTGGATTTCAAGGTAGTCAGGGAACACAAGGTCTTCAGGGGTTCCAAGGCACTCAAGGACTTCAAGGGGATGTTGGTGTTCAGGGTACCCAAGGTTTACAAGGTCTTCAAGGAACTCAAGGTCTTCAAGGTTCTCAGGGTATTGGTGCCCAAGGATCCCAAGGAACTCAAGGTGTTCAGGGGTCCCAAGGCACTCAAGGATTACAAGGAATTCAAGGAGACCTTGGAATCCAAGGCACTCAAGGTGTCCAAGGAGATCAAGGTACTCAGGGATTGCAGGGATCTCAAGGAACAGGTGTTCAGGGAACACAAGGAACTCAAGGACTTCAAGGATTACAAGGATTACAGGGTGTCCAGGGGGATATTGGTAATCAAGGTGTTCAGGGAACACAAGGAACTCAAGGTCTTCAAGGAGATCAGGGTGTTCAAGGAACTCAGGGCACTCAAGGTTTAAGTAATCAAGGAGCTCAAGGCACTCAAGGATTACAAGGATTACAGGGTGTCCAGGGGGATATTGGTAATCAAGGTGTTCAAGGTGTTCAAGGGACTCAAGGTCTTCAAGGTCTACAAGGTCTACAAGGTCTTCAGGGTACAGGTGTTCAAGGATTTCAAGGTACTCAAGGATTACAGGGGACTCAAGGATTACAGGGTTTACAAGGTCTCTCTAATCAAGGTGTTCAGGGAACTCAGGGTCTTCAAGGTATTCAAGGCACTCAAGGATTACAAGGATTACAAGGCACCCAAGGTGACTTTGGTGTTCAAGGATTCCAGGGGACCCAAGGATTACAAGGGTTACAAGGCACTCAAGGTGACTTTGGTGTTCAGGGTGTTCAAGGCGCTCAAGGATTACAAGGATTACAAGGATTACAAGGCACCCAAGGTGACTTTGGTGTTCAGGGCGTTCAAGGAACTCAGGGTCTTCAAGGTAATCAAGGAACTCAAGGGTTGCAAGGATTACAAGGCACTCAAGGTGCTGGATTCCAAGGAGCTCAAGGAACTCAAGGGTTACAAGGATTACAGGGCACTCAAGGTGATCTAGGTGTTCAGGGAACTCAGGGAACTCAGGGAACTCAGGGACTTCAGGGTGTTCAAGGAAATCAGGGATTACAGGGTCTTCAGGGTATTCAAGGTGTTGGTGCTCAAGGCACTCAAGGCACTCAAGGTCTTCAAGGTCTACAAGGCACTCAAGGTCTTCAAGGTTTACAAGGCACTCAAGCGACTCAGGGTACTCAAGCGACTCAAGGTACTCAAGCGACTCAGGGTACTCAAGGATTACAGGGTCTTCAAGGTTCTCAAGGGACTCAGGGTCTACAAGGTCTTCAGGGCACTCAAGGTGTTGGTGCTCAAGGGACTCAAGGGACTCAAGGTCTCCAAGGTTTACAAGGTCTCCAAGGAACACAGGGAATCCAAGGTACGCAAGGGACTCAAGGTCTTCAAGGTCTCCAAGGAACTCAAGGACTTCAAGGTCTACAAGGAACTCAAGGAACAGGAGTACAAGGAACTCAAGGCACTCAAGGTTTACAAGGATTACAGGGAACACAAGGATTGCAAGGAGATCAAGGTGTTCAAGGATTGCAAGGATTGCAGGGTGTTCAAAGTACTCAGGGTTTACAAGGTCTTCAAGGAACTCAAGGAATAGGAGTACAAGGCACTCAAGGTACCCAAGGCACTCAAGGTCTCCAAGGAACTCAAGGACTTCAAGGACTTCAGGGTCTTCAAGGACTTTCTAATCAAGGTGTACAGGGGACACAAGGAACTCAAGGACTTCAAGGATCTCAAGGATTACAGGGTGTTCAGGGGGATATTGGATCTCAGGGTCTTCAAGGTACACAAGGTCTTCAAGGTACACAAGGTATTCAGGGCACACAGGGATTAGGAACTCAAGGTAACCAAGGCACTCAAGGTCTTCAGGGTCTTCAAGGTTCTCAAGGTGTTGGTGCTCAGGGAACTCAGGGAGTTGCTGGTGATCAAGGAACCCAAGGTCTTCAAGGAACTCAAGGTCTTCAAGGTAGACAAGGAACTCAAGGATCAATAGGTAGTCAGGGAACTCAAGGAACTTTGGGTATTCAAGGTCTTCAAGGTCTTCAAGGTCTTCAAGGAACTCAAGGTGTTGGTGCTCAAGGTCTTCAAGGTAATCAAGGAACTCAAGGTCTTCAAGGGATTCAAGGTAACCAAGGTGTTCAAGGTGTAGGTGCTCAAGGTCTACAAGGTCTCCAAGGTCTTCAAGGAGTTCAGGGATCTGGAAATCAAGGAATTCAAGGGTCTCAAGGAACACAGGGTCTTCAGGGGTCTCAAGGAACTGGAACTCAAGGAAGTCAAGGCACACAAGGAACTCAGGGTGATCAAGGTGTTCAGGGATCTGGAACTCAAGGATTACAAGGTCTTCAGGGAACACAAGGAACTCAAGGGACTCAAGGCACTCAAGGAACTCAAGGTGCTCAAGGAACCCAAGGTCCTCAAGCAACTCAAGGTCTACAAGGTGTTCAAGGTCTTCAAGGTCTTCAAGGTCTACAAGGTGTTCAAGGTAATCAAGGGACACAAGGAATCCAGGGAAATCAAGCAACTCAGGGAACTCAAGGAACTTTGGGTCTTCAAGGTCTTCAAGGTCTTCAAGGAACTCAAGGAACTCAAGGTCTTCAAGGAACTCAAGGTCTTCAAGGTGTTGGTGCTCAAGGTCTTCAGGGAATTCAAGGAATTCAAGGAACACAGGGTCTTCAAGGTGTTCAGGGCACTCAAGGTGTTGGCGCCCAAGGATTACAAGGAACACAAGGATTACAAGGAACACAAGGAACTCAAGGGTTACAAGGATTACAGGGCACTCAAGGTGCTCAAGGAGCCCAAGGAACTCAAGGATCAAGAGGTCTACAAGGCAATCAAGGTCTTCAAGGTCTACAAGGCACTCAAGGAAATCAGGGAACTCAAGCGACTCAGGGAACTCAAGCGACTCAGGGCACTCAAGGTTTACAGGGTCTACAAGGTCTTCAAGGATTAAGTATTCAAGGTATTCAAGGTGCTCAAGCAACACAAGGTGTTCAAGGCACTCAAGGTGTTGGTGCTCAAGGTCTTCAAGGTCTTCAAGGTCTCCAAGGTATTCAAGGTGGAATCGGTATTCAAGGTACCCAGGGTGTCCAAGGCACTCAAAGTGCTCAAGGAACTCAAGGTCTTCAAGGTGTTCAAGGAACTCAAGGTCTACAAGGTCTACAAGGAACTCAAGGTGTTCAAGGCACTCAAGGTGCTCAAGGGACTCAAGCAACTCAAGGAACACAAGCAACCCAAGGCACCCAAGGTGTTCAGGGTCTTCAAGGTAATCAAGGCACTCAAGGGATTCAAGGCAACCAAGGTGTTCAAGGTATAGGTGTTCAAGGCACTCAAGGCACTCAAGGTTTACAAGGTATTCAAGGATCTGGAATTCAAGGTTTACAAGGTCTCCAGGGACTTCAGGGAATTCAGGGTGTTCAAGGTTTAAGTAATCAAGGAGCACAAGGTCTCCAAGGACTTCAGGGTAATCAGGGTATTCAGGGCGTTAGTTTACAAGGTCTTCAAGGAACACAAGCAACTCAAGGAACCCAAGGTATCCAAGGCACTCAAAGTGCTCAAGGAACTCAAGGTCTTCAAGGTATACAAGGATTAATAGGTCTTCAAGGTGTTCAAGGAACTCAAGGTCTCCAAGGTAATCAAGGAACTCAGGGAACTCAAGGTCTCCAAGGTAATCAAGGAACCCAAGGTCTTCAAGGAACTCAAGGTCTTCAAGGCAGACAAGGAACTCAAGGAACTCAAGGGCTTCAAGGCAATCAAGGAACTCAAGGTGTTCAAGGTGTTGGCGCACAAGGATTACAAGGAACTCAAGGTGTTGGTGCTCAAGGAACCCAAGGAACTCAAGGTTTACAGGGTCTTCAGGGAGTTCAGGGAACTCAAGGTTTACAAGGTATTCAAGGATCAGGAATTCAAGGATTACAAGGAGTCCAAGGCACTCAAGGCTTACAGGGTCTTCAAGGAACTCAAGGTGCTCAAGGGACTCAAGCGACTCAGGGCACTCAAGGATTACAGGGTCTTCTAGGTGTTCAAGGAACTCAAGGTCTACAAGGTCTACAAGGAACTCAAGGTAATCAAGGTCTTCAAGGCACTCAAGGTCTTCAAGGTAGACAAGGAACTCAAGGAACTCAAGGAACTCAGGGGCTCCAGGGGACTCAAGGTTTACAAGGGGTAGGCATACAAGGTCTTCAAGGCAATCAAGGAACCCAAGGTCTTCAAGCAACTCAAGGGACTCAAGGGACTCAAGGTGCTCAGGGAACTCAAGGCAATCAAGGTATTCAAGGATCTGGTTCTCAAGGAGCTCAAGGCACTCAAGGGACTCAAGGTCTACAAGGTCTACAAGGTCTTCAAGGAAATCAAGGTGTTCAAGGAACTCAAGGTCTTCAAGGTAGACAAGGAACTCAAGCAACTCAGGGACTCCAGGGGACTCAAGGTTTACAAGGCAATCAAGGAACACAAGCAACCCAAGGTCTTCAAGGCAATCAAGGAACTCAAGGTCTACAAGGTCTACAAGGAACTCAAGGTCTACAAGGTCTACAAGGAACTCAAGGTAATCAAGGTATTCAAGGATCTGGTTCTCAAGGTCTTCAAGGTCTTCAAGGTAATCAAGGTACTCAAGGAACAGGGGTACAAGGTACTCAAGGCACTCAAGGCACTCAAGGAACTCAGGGTGTTCAAGCAACACAAGGTGTTCAAGGAACCCAAGGTCTTGGATTCCAAGGATCACAAGGGACTCAAGGTAATCAAGGAACTCAAGGTGTTCAAGGTAGACAAGGAACTCAAGGTGTTCAAGGAACCCAAGGTCCTCAAGCAACTCAAGGTAATCAAGGAACTCAAGGCACTCAAGGAACAGGGGTACAAGGAACTCAGGGTCTACAAGGTAGGCAAGGTCTTCAAGGCAATCAAGGAACCCAAGGTGCAACTGCCGCTCAAGGATCTCAAGGTACTCAAGGTGTTCAGGGTTCGGGTTCTCAAGGTACTCAAGGTCCTCAAGGCACTCAAGGAACTCAGGGTGTTCAAGCAACACAAGGAACCCAAGCTGTTCAAGGAACCCAAGGTCCTCAAGGGACTCAAGGCGCTCAAGGTGCTCAAGGATTACAAGGATTACAGGGGTTACAAGGCACTCAAGGTAGACAAGGAACTCAAGGTGTTGGTCTTCAAGGGACTCAAGGTTCTCAAGGTCTTCAAGGTGCCGCTGGTACAAATGCTGGACAAGGTGCCCAGGGTATGCAAGCAACTCAGGGGACTCAAGGTCTTCAAGGTAGACAAGGAACTCAGGGATTACAGGGATTAAGTAATCAAGGAATTCAAGGTACTCAAGGTCTTCAAGGTAGACAAGCAACCCAAGGTCTTCAAGGCAATCAAGGAACTCAAGGTCTTCAAGGTAGACAAGGAACTCAAGGTGCTCAAGGTACAATAGGATCTCAAGGTCTTAGTGGAACATCTGGTAACCAAGGAGCACAAGGCAGTCAAGGCGTTGGATCTCAAGGTACTGTTGGTTCTCAGGGAACTGTAGGTAGTTTCGGTTCCCAAGGTAATCAAGGAACTCAGGGCCGCCAGGGCACTACAGGAACGGGAGCTCAAGGTGCAATAGGATCTCAAGGTGCAATAGGAGCTCAAGGTGCAATAGGAGCTCAAGGTACAATAGGAAATCAAGGGACTCAAGGTGTTCAAGGTAGACAAGGAACTCAAGGTGTTGGCTCTCAAGGCACTATTGGCGCTCAGGGAACGATAGGTGCTCAGGCATTCCAAGGAACTCAAGGTGTTCAGGGAAGGCAGAACCAGGGTGTTCAAGGTTCATCCGCTGGACAGGGAACACAAGGTAATCAGGGTCTAGGGGGAGTTGTTGGTGGACAAGGAACTCAAGGTGTTCAAGGACAAGTCGTAACAACAACACCATCGTCAATTACAAAAACCGTTTTTTCAGCAACAGCTGGACAAACAGTGTTTTCGGTCAACTATGGTACACAATATATCCTTGTATATCTTAACGGTTCTCACCTACAAGAAAATGCAGAATACACCGCAACAAATGGAACTTCGGTTGTACTAACATCTGGTGCATCTGCTGGTGATATTATTGAAGTTGTTTACTTCAACCTTGGAAACTTTGTCAGAGGAATTCAAGGTGTTTCTGGTTCCTTCGCTGGACAAGGTGTTCAAGGTCTGCAAGGTAGTCAAGGTCCATTTGGTCCTCAAGGTGTTCAAGGTATTGTAGGTGCTCAAGGTTCTACAACAACTCTGAGTTATGCAGAAGATTCCACATCAGCAACAACTCATTATCCCGTATTCGTTTCTGGTTCTGGAGCTCAAAATGCAAAAGTCAGAACAACGGCAACTGCATTCTCGTTCGTTCCAAACACTGGTAATCTAGTTGTACCAGGAACTGTAACTGCAAGTTCTGACAGATCAATCAAGACTCGCATTACTCCTATTGAAAATGCACTTGAAAAGGTCAAGAAGTTGAGAGGTGTTGAGTTCAACTATAGATCTCATGGTGGCAAATCAATCGGTCTTATTGCACAAGAACTTGAGACCGTCTTCCCCGAACTTGTTCACGGAGAAGGTGTCAAGTCTGTTGCTTACCAAAACTTGGTCGCTGTTCTTATTGAAGCAATAAAAGAAATGAGTGACACAATGGATAAGCGTGATATGGCATACCGTAGAATTCTGTCTAGTTTTGATGAAAAACTATCAAATTTTATGAATAAATACGAAAAGAATGATGTAAACGAGGATTGAAATGGCAAAACCAAGAGATCATGGTAATCTAGTTTCAAATACAATTACATTTGCCGACATCAGCAACACTAGACTTGGTGTTAATAGGTCTAACCCAGCTACAACACTTGATGTCAATGGTGACATCACTGGTGGTCAATTATTAGCATCAGGACAACTCACACTGACTGGTCTTCCATATCTTAGAAATGCTAAGACTATTGCTACCTCTTATACAATTCAATCAACTTATAACGAAGCCAGCATTGGTCCTATCACCATAAATAGTGGCGTCACAGTCATCATAGCTAGTGGTGGAACCTGGACTATTTTATGATATAATTAGATAGAATGCGTGATATCCTAAATCGATAGTTGAAATTGCAACAAAATGAGCACCTTAATTGCAAATACAGTATTAACAACTAATATTCAACATACTAATGGTACAATATGTGCCACTATTGATTCTTCTGGAATATTTTTTACTCCAAATACACCTTATTTTCTTGCAACTAGAAATGGACAAGGTGATGAAGGTGGTACTGGATATATGTCATTTGGTAATATTTTAGCAAACAGAGGAAATTGGTACAATGCAAATGGAACTGCCACGGCGCCAGTTACTGGACTTTATGCATTTTGGTGTAAGACTTTAACACCTAGTAATGGTGAAGTTATTGATTTACGATGGTATGTTAATGGAGCATCAACAGATAATTATGGTGCAGGATATTCTGGTAATTGGAGTGCACATAAACCCATGATAGCACATTTTATAACTCTTTTGAATGCGAATGATACAGTGAGGGTTTATAATATCAATAGCGGAACAAGATGCTGTGGCACCCATAATACATATATGGGATACTTGATTGGATAATTATGGCTTCTGTTGTAAGTGCAAATACATTACAAACAACCAATCTTACTGCTAAAGCAATTCCAACTGGATCTGCAATAACACCGTCTTCTGATGGACGGTTGTATCGACCTAATCTTCCTTATTTTATTGCAACTAGAAATGGACAAGGTGATGAAGGTGGTGGTGGATATATGTCATTTGGTAATATTTTAGCAAACAGAGGAAATTGGTACAATGCAAATGGAACTGCTACTGCACCTGAAAAAGGACTTTATGCATTTTGGTGTAAGACTTTAACACCTAGTAATGGTGAAATTGTTGATCTAAGATGGTATATTAATGGAGCATCAACAGATAGTTATGGTGCAGGATATTCTGGAAATTTCAGCGGTCATAAAACTATGGAAGCATTTGCTATTTTTGCACTAAATAAAAATGATACAGTGAGGGTTTATAATATCAATAGCGGAACAAGATGCTGTGGCACCCATAATACATATATGGGTTATCTAATCGGAGGTTGACTTTTATGGAAATTACTGTTATTATTAATGATGTTCAAAAAAGAGCACTTGAACATACCATGTATGATATTCAAGATTGGCTGCAAAATGCAATTGATGTAAGATCGGAATCAGCTATTGAAGAATTACTAAAAGTAGAAACTGAAAGACTTATTAATGATCCTTATATTCAATCTATTCCAGCAAACAAAAATGAAATTATTCTAAATTCTCCAATAGAAACTGCTAAGGCAAGGACAATTAGAGTGGAAAAAGAATATGCTGCTGGATGTAATGTTTGTGACAATACTCCAGTGCAAAATATTTCACCAGAAATTGATGCGATTTTCAACGAAGCCCTAGGGAGGACGGTATAAATGAGTACCTTAAGAGTAGAAACAATTGAAGTTAATACCATTAGAAATTTTGCTGGAACGGCACTGAAGGACCAGCTTAAAACTGGATCTTCCACAGATTTCATGTCCTATGATTCAAATTATCGACATACATATGGAGTTAATTCTGGGCAGACTAGTTACACGTATCCTCCTACTGGTTATTCAATGAGTAATCTAAAACAGTTTATAAATTCTTCAAGAGAAATTTACTTTGCTGGTGGTGTGGATGGAAACGATAGTCTTTATTGTTATTACAATGTAAGGTCTGGGGATATTGAGTTAGTTGTTTATAATTCAGAACAAAGAGCTACGCCAGCTTGTAATTGGACTGGGAGTTGGGCTAAATAATGGATTTTTATCTCTTGGTAAAAGATGGCACTAATGCATTTAGTGTTACCTCACACTATCCAAATCTTAGTTCGGCACCAGATGTTAAATGTTATGTGGTCACTGAAGAAGATTATAAAAATTTTGCAAAAATAGATTACTGGTATAATCCAGAGACAAAAAGAATAGAGAAAAAACCAGATAATGAGATTTTAGAAATTAGATGGTATGAACTGAGAGAAAAAAGAAATAGTTATCTTTTGAGATGTGATTGGACAGCTTTTCCAAGTTCTCCATTATCTCCAGAAAAAAGAGAAGAATGGGAAATTTACAGACAAGAACTTAGAGATTTTCCTTCAACAATAACTGATCAAGAACTTTTATCTGTCAACAACGTTATCGAACTTACCTGGCCAATAAAACCTTCATAATTAGATACTGCTTATCATGCCTAATATTGCGAATGATAAAACTATTACATTTTCTGCTGCGGAATTAGCAAGAATTTGCTGTTCGGAAGATTCTCATTTGAATAAAAATAATGATGGTGATGATGGTGAAATTGGAAAATATGCAGATCCAAGAAAATCTCCTGATTGGTTAATTGAAGAAATGGTAGATGATTCTAATCTTACTAAAATTAAAAGATCTATTTCATCTACAATCAAAAAAAATTCATTGCAAAGTAGAATTTACGGTAAAAGTTCTCAGGGTAATATAAAACAGTATAATTTGTTTGGACATATTGATAAAAGTATTACACTTTCATTACAAGAAAAAGTTAGAGATTGTCTAATTGAGCATAATCTAATAAATTCAGATACTTCTTTGACATTAACAAATTGTTGGACTTGCATTGGTTATAAAAATTCTTACCATATTGCACATAATCATACTTTGACTCGTCCTGGAGGAGCACTCTGCATTGATCCTAGAATTATAAGTGTCACACTTTATATTTCTAGTCCACTAAAAGAAGGTGATTGTTCAAATCCAATGAGTGAAAATCATTCAAAAATGCACGACTTAATTGCTGGATTTTTCTATTTCTTCACCAAACCACATTTGATAAATTATGTAAAACCACAAGTAGGTAAAATGATAATTTTTCCGTCTTGGATAGTTCATGGCACTTATCCACAAATTTCTGGAAAAAGACAAACACTAAATCTTTCTTTTGAACTTGATTCCCCACTTTTGGCACCAAAAATAAATTCTGGACAGACCCCTTGACACCCGCCCCAAGACCCCCTATAATATGGGGGTAATCAAGAAAACCCCCAATGACCACCGCACAAGAAACCGTTCAAGGTATTGTGATTGACGTATGCACCCGCACCTTTCTGCTGTTGAGCGATCAGGGCAGCGAGCGTCTTGTAGAGTGTGAGACTGTTGAAGAGTTTATGAACGTTCTGGAAGTTGTGACTGCACAACTGGATCCTGAACAGATAGAGTATGCCGACCTTGCCATTCGTGGTGAGAAAAACTAAATAACAGGACAATGGAAGTTTTCACCGTGGAAGAGTTTCAAGAGAGGTTTGATGAACTGATGGAACGTGTTGAAAATGGAGAGAGTT